CTGGAGCTTGTACTTTTTGTTTAAGTTGAGCTTCAGCTTTCTTTGCCCGAGCGAGTGCTTGATTGAACTGACTTTTAGGTACAGTCTCCTCAACCTCTAGAGTTTCGTCTGTCTCTTCAGTAATAGTTTCTTCAACTCCTATTTCGAGTTCAGGATTCATGCCTTCCTGTGGCTGTAGAGTTTCCTCCATGTATTTTCGATAGTTTATGCAGAGCTATCATGCGGTTAACGGTTTATGCATAGCCGTTGGTGCTAATGAGTCAATTATGGGTTGTCAGTGGTCGGTCTAGCGGGATACATTCTTTATTGGTTTAGTACTCTTAATGACCCTTGAGGCAAATTCAGGAATATTACGTTTAAAGATCCCAGCGTATTGCATGAGCAGGCGTTCTTTCTCTTTCTCATTCATCACCCGCTTATCGCGATTGATTAGTTTGATCTGGGAGTGGTGGTTTGATTCCATATCGTTCTTCTAGAGCTTCAAATGCTTCATCTATAATCTTACGTGCTTCAGGGAAATATGAGACATCACTGCAGGCATAGAGTTTGGAGAGAGCTCGTTCATTAAAAAAGTCATGAATAAATTCAAGTAATGCTTCTTTAGTATGAATATCTCCATTGAATGATCTGAGTGGGTCCATTAGATTAAATTTACACAGTCTTGAACTCGAAGTTGTCTGGTAAACATGTTGACATTAGGAGTGGTGACCGCATAGACACATGTCTGATCGTTTGTTACTCCACCCTCGACAGCACTTGAACTTGTTGTAAAAGCCCAACCAGATATAGTGGCTGTGAGTGTAATTACGTTTGAGGCTACTGCGGTTGTATATGGCTGTTCCGCATAACGTGAGTTTGCTTGAATCGCGGTGTTTATCTTGGCCGCAATTAAAGCATTGGTTGTATCAGCTCCTATGACTGTGTAAGACACAGTGTTCCCTGTATGAAGAATCACATTGAATACATCACCTACTTCCGGTGTTCCTCCCACAGTAATAGTGCTAATCTGTCGTGTTGGTGCAACGTTACCTCCTACCTTAACATTTGCCGCCGCTTGAATAGAAAGTCCTGTTGTTCCGGCATATCTGTTCCAACCATCTTGTTCACTATCTGCAAATGCAGTTCGAGTATTTAGCACCTTCAAAGCATCACCATTACTTAATCCTGTAGTGCCTGCTAATATATTTAATTTATCTTGGATACGAAGTCCTACGGTTGCTGCCATATTATTGAATTGGTTGCGCTGGGGCAACGGCTGATAAATCCTGCTGTTGAACAGGTGATGTCTGAGCTCCTTGTGAAGCTTGTAACTTACCAGACATTATCGGCATACCTGATAGTTCAACAATATTTCTATAGAGCTCTCTCAAGAATGGGTCTTCCATCGCTGCATAAGTATTAGTATTTGGATTGTAAGTAGCCATAATATCCTTACCAATCTGTGCCATTGATTGAAGGATGACTGCCTTGTTCTTCAATTCCCCTGTTATATTAGCGGTGATCTTTCCATCTATATCTAAGTAACCATCTGATATATCAATCTCTCTTTTGGAACCAAATTGTTTTAGTCCTTGTTCAACACCCATTTCAGTCATCATACGATCTTCCTCAGTTGGAACAGTTCCTTGTAGGAATTTATCCTTAATCATTTGATTAGAGGTCTTGGTCTTTATATCCTTATCAATCAATTCAAGTTCTTCTGCACTAAATTCAGATACGAGATAGTGTGGTTTCATTATTCGCTTCTTGAGGTATGGAAGTATCCAGTCATTAAGGATTTCATTCAAGAAAATACCCCAAACTTCACGTTGGTATTCAAATGGACTATTAGCTACTTGGTTAAGGAGTGCAGTTTGTGAGTATGGAGTGCCAGCGGTAGGAGCTTCACCAGTGTTAGCATCGTATGTTGAGGCTTCTTTGTTGTAACGAATATCCCATAGGTTTAAGAGTTTTTCTATTTCAGGAAGCTTTGAGGGGCCAAGGTTAATCGGAGTAATCGATCTACCAGGTTCTAATTCGAAGATATGTCCATTATCTACACCAGTAATAGCATTGCCTGAAACTTTGTTTGAGTCTGTAGCAAGAAGTATTTTGGTTGAAAGATTTGTCGCATTTTTGGCTGATATCATCAAGTCGTTACTCCAGACCTGATCTTCAAAACCTAGTTCAATGATTCCCTTACCAGGTGCACCAGGGCGTTTCTCCCATGGAAGATTTTTAAAGCGATTCTCTTTCTCGTATTCGTAATAGAGTAAGTATTTCTTCTTGTTGACGATTCCAATATAGAAGCACATTCGCTTGAATGTCATATCATTCTTCTCATTCTCTTCTTGATCTGGGTAGTAACTGACAGATAATTCGCCTATCAGTTCCTTAACTTCAAATGGCACAATCTTACCTTTATGGGCTTTGGTATGAGCCTTCATAAAATCCTTTACCTCAGAGTCATCCCAGTACCCTGTCATTTCAGCGAGTTCTGATGGCTGAAGATAATGAGTCTTGATAATAGGAGCTTTGGAGATATACGCAGGATCAGCGTCAATGTTTTTCCAAGCTTCTACAACAATATCTAATTTGCCATCCTTTTCATCTTTAGACACTAAAAGCTCACCATACTTGGGTCGAGCAAACCCCATGTCATTAAGAGTCTCTGAGAAGTTGATCTCTTTGAGTACCTTATAGAGTTCATGATTAATAATCATTGCTGGCACTGAGTCATTCAATGAGTCTGGTTCGTATTTAATATCCTTTACGTCTAAGTCTGTAGCAGTCTTTGCAGTTGTAACACGATAATTTCCTACATTGTAAAAAGGTTTTTCTTTACCTAATTCATCTTTATTTCCTGTAAGGTATTGATTGTTAGAGTAAAACTCAATTGTTCTTAGAGTGTCTTTAAAATCAAAGATTAGGCCGTCGAGTAATTTTACAGGTTCTTTATAAGCGTCGGTTAGTTTATCTAAGTATTCAAAGATTTTATAGTCCATTTACTACGAATCGTAGCAATGGTGTGGTCGGTCTAGCGGCTATAATTATTACCACTGTTCATTCTTGCTTGAGCTAACATATACTTCTCAAGATCTGACAGTCCTGTGTCGATATTAAGTGTTTCCATAGCATAGCGTCCTGCATCCATAGCGTGGTTCCAATGGTCTTCAGGTTGGTTTAATACCTTCCCATCCTTATCAGTCATCCACATGTAGTTACGGTATTCTTTAATTATATTCACACTTCGCTTTGTGACTGAGATACGTTGGTCTTGGACGATTTGAATACCATGATTGACTGAGCCTTGACCTTTATTAGCGGGGATGACGTTAATACCATATAAGAGAAGTTCATCATTACTCTTAGGCTCTGCACTATCAGCTACAACTAACGCTGGTTTCTGATTCCCAATAATATCTGCAATCTGCTTATTACTGAGACCCTTCTGGTACGTGATTTCATCCCAAATGTATCCTCCATTGTATTTATAAATTGCAATAATTGCTGTTGGGTCATTTGAGTAACCATAATCGAGACCATAACGTTCAAGCCGTGCCTCGTGAGGTATTTCGTCAAGTATTGCCCAATCTTTATAGATTTTGCCCTCAACTTCTCCAAGTTGTCCTTCTCCATAGACTTGCCACCAGCCCTTACGGTTCTTACGGGCTTCGATACTTTTTTTGATTTCTTCTGGGCATCCCTCATTATCTTTATAAGTTAATATAATAAATTCACAATCATTTGGACGTTCTTTCATTACTTCAAATATCCAAAATTCGTTCGTTGGGTTGTAGTCTACAATAAAGAACTCATTAGTACGCATTTCTAATTGTTCAAATGCTTCACGTGGACAGTTATTAGCCTCATTCATAAAGCCCCTATCTCTTCGTGCACCACGAAGTTTATCTCCATTATCTGTTGAAAAGAATTCAATCTGACTGCCTGTCTCAAAGGTATACATTGAGTCTTGAGCACTCCATCGGATATCTTTCCAATAACCATGCTCCTGCATAATCTTCTTAAAATCACGCATCGCACCACGTTTAAGATGTGGAACAGATTCAGCCACAACACTAGTGAGTGTCGCTTTCTTATCCGTCTGAGCCATTGCGATGAGAAATAGCAATATAGAGATTGTTTTAGAAGCTGATGTGCCCCCCTGGACTACTCTAATACGCTTAGATAGTTTCGCTATCTTCTTGGTTGCTGTTGTTTGTATGAATGACATCTCGTTCTAATGGCATGATAGGAGTTGGTAAATCCTTATCATTTGTAGTCTGGTCTAATCCTTCTCGATAACCATGCTTTGTGAGGAGGACTTTAGATATTGTTGGATTGTAATCACCTGAAAGACCATTATTTATTAACCTATCTTCCTGTTCTGCTCCAACATCTTCCATAATGTCGGAAAACTCAGGATATTTCTTAGCCCAATCATATAATGTGTCTCGTGCAACCCCTAAATATCTAGCTAATCCTCCTTTAGTAGGAATACGTACTATTACTTTAGTCTTAAAAAATTCAGTACCTTTAGCACTCATGCCTACAGTCTGCTGTATCTCATCATCTTTACACTCATCAAGGTATTCTCTAGCCTTAGTGAGCATCTCTTCGTTGTATTCTAAAGGTCTAGCCATATTTTACTGACAACTATCGCAAATATTATCTTT